AAATGGCCATGGGAAGGAGGATGCTAAGATGTGGGTCTACGAAAAAAGATTGCAGTTTCCGGTAAATATAAAGGAACCGAATGCGAAGATGGCGCAGTTCATTATGAGCCAGTATGGTGGACCGTAGTGCAGAAACCTAGAATGATGCCGCAAACCCGCATAAAATAAGGGATTGCGGCATGTTTTATGCATAGTAGTGGAAGTGGATTTCCCGGTTTTGACGGTCTACCACAATTTCGGAAAGGATGCTGCGGACTGCAGTTCCCTTTATTTCATAGCTGACATTCGGATCGGAGAGGAGTGTGTAAACATCCTCGACCCGGTTCAGCACCTCTTCTGTCGACGGCGCATCATCCTGAGATGCGGCAGCCAGTTCCTTCAGACGGTTGATCTCGGCAAGCAGATCCTGCCGTTCATTTTCCAGCCTTCTTTTATTTTCTTTGTATTCTTCCAGTGTGTCAACTCCTGCCTCATAGGCATCCCGGATCCGGGACTCCTTCTGAGCAACCCTTGAAAGAGCTGAGTCCAGAATCGAGAGTTCGTTACTGGTTTCGGAGTTTTCTTTTTTGATACGTTCGAATTTCAGTGTTCTTGATCCGATGATGGTCTTCAAAGAATCCATGAGAGCTGCCTCGGCTTTTTTTGCAGAGATCGAAGTTGATCCTTTGTGCAGCCCTTTCGCATATTTCCAGCACATAAAAGTGTCTCCGCGCTTCTTTAAATTTTCAGAGCGTGTAAAGGAGAGACTGGCACCGCAGACCGAACAGCGCAGCAGTCCGGAGAGCCAATGCTTGCAGGTGGAAATTTCCCGCCGGTTTGCCGGACGGTATTCCCGATTGATCCGCGCCTGCGCTTCCTCAAAATAGTCCGTGACAGACGGACGTGTCTCGTGAGTGCCGGTGAAGCTGTACCCATTCCATTCCACGATTCCGACATAAAATTTATTCTGAAGGATCCGAAGAATCGTTCGACGTTCAAAAGGACTGTTTCTCCTGGTCTTCCATCCACGGTCATTACAGTTCCTGGCGATCTTTGTCATATCCAGCCCATCATGATAGGCCTGAAAGATATATTCGACCATCGGATAACGTTCTTCATCAATAACGAACGGTTTTCCGCCTCCGACTGCCTTATACCCCAAAGATGGGACAGCCTGGTAACCGTTCCGGAGTGCCTTCTCGGTCATCCCACGCAGGACCTCTCCGGAGAGATTATAGGAGTAATATTCATCGAACCACTCAATGATCGTCTCGATCAGCCGTCCAAACATTCCGTCTGCAATCGGCTCAGAGATACTTTTGATTTCAACTCCGCATTTTTTCCGGAGAATTCCCTTGTAGAACGTGCTTTCTTCCTGATTGCGGGCAAAGCGGGAGAACTTCCAGAGATACAGACGTTCAAACGGTGCCGGAACTTGTGATTTTGCGATGGAAATCATTCTCTGGAATTCCGGCCGGTTATCCGCCTTTCTTCCGGAGATTCCCCTTTTTTCTTCGAAAATGTATTCGGAGGGGATCAGAAAACCATCCTTTTTTGCTTCGTCCATGATGACACGAAGCTGCGCATCCGGAGAGAGCTCCGCCTGATCATCCGTGCTGACACGGATATAGGCCGCTCCAATTCTTAAATTTTGTGCCATAAGATCATCTCCTGTAAACAATATGGTTTTAGGGTATAAAAAATACACCCCTTGCCGAGATGCTCTGGAGATGATATAATTCAAGTGTCTTAAGTCTGATTTATATCTTTCCGGGCATCCGGCAAGAGAAGATCTATGCGAAGCCGTTCGGTGTTGGTAGCGCCGGGCGGTTTTGCAATTTATGGAAGCTGTACAGGTGCAGCTAATTTATTTCAAGAGATCTCGGATCCGGATCGTGAGTCCTGGATAAATTCCGACAGGAATATCAACATCAAAGGAATAGAGGTATGGATCACTGTCATTTTCATAGCAGTAGACAACAACTTTCTCTTTTACCGGATCCACGATCCAATATTCACGGACACCGGCATCAGAATAGAGAGTATTCTTCCGGTTATAGTCCATTCTACGGCTGGATGGGGAAACAATTTCAATGATTAGGTCCGGAGCTCCGGAGCACCCGCGATCCGTCAGTTTATTCGGATCACAGATTACGGAGACATCCGGTTCCACCCAGTCTTTGTTATCTGCATCCAGATTGACAGCGAATGGTGCTGGATAAACTTTGCACGGTCCATGATTATCTGCAATGTATTTACGAAGCAGATAATGGAAACCAGAAACCAATTCCTGATGGATCCGGCTCGGCGGAGCCATATCGTAAAATTTGCCATCGATCAGCTCGGCACGCTCGCCTTCTGGAAGGTTCCAATAATCTTCGGAAGTATGGTAATCTTTTAATAATGGCATAAAAACACTCCTTTCCGTGGATAATATATCATCTAATCAACATCTTCAAACGTATCATAGAAAACATTTTCGGGAATTACTTCAATATCATTTCCATCTAATTTAAGTTTCTCAGCCTTTTTTTGTTTATTACTCTTTCCGTCTTTGATGAGTGGACAATAATCATTATTCCCAAGAATAAGGTAATTTGTTTTTTTAGTTACGGAATCTGCGTTGATTCCACCGACATCAGCGACAAGCTGCATGGCTTCTTTACGATGCATTTTTTCCAGAGTCCCGGTAAAAACACAGACTTTTCCGTATAATGGATGAGTGGTATCAAAATCAGTATGATCTGAATGAATATCGCTTGATTTAACACCTCGTGTTTTTCGCTTACAACTTTGGAGAAAGTTATCAAGGGAGCCAAACATGGTTATTGCTTCATCACGCAGATGCAAATAACAGTCTTGCGTGATTAAACAATCGCTAAGAGATCGGTGCGCTTTTGAATAATCAAGATTATATCTTTCAGATAAGTCCTTCAATCGATGATGAACCTCTTCGGGATGAAGAAAACGTGAAATCCGCATCGTATCGACATAATCATTTTGAAAAGTTTCAGATAAATAATGCTCAAAATTATCATACAAGAAATTTATATCAAAATTAACATTATGTCCTAGAATAATGGAATCTCCAATAAAATTCTTAAACTCTTTAAGAACACCGAGAGGAGCTGGAGCGGTTGAGAGCATTTCATTTGTAATTCCAGTTAGTTTCTCGATGAATGAATCAATATAAGTATCATCATCGTACGTTTCTTCTGGCTTTATTAAGGATGAAAATTCAGCAATTTGTTTTCCATGATCGTATTTGATTCCAGATACTTCGATGATAGAATCAAAGTCTGGAGAGAGACCGGTAGTTTCAATATCAATAACACAATAGGTTTCTGGCAACGCTGTCAAATTTTTCCCTTTATTACGAGAAGGGCGCTCGTATGTAATTCCTGATGAATTGAAAGAAAAAGTAATCATCTTATTATATCCTCCCAACGTCATATTTTCTCCACCACGGCCAGATGCGGCTCGAACATGATCGCATAGCCGTCCAGTTCTGTATAGCATCCGTATTTCTCACGGTAACATTCCAAAGCTTCTTTTAAAAATTCCTCCGATACTTCCAGGCAGTCTGCCAGCTCATGAAGGTTGTGGCAGTGCTTGCGGTATCCCAAAATGATTCCGGAGAGTCCGACCCGACGATCGTAGGCACGAAGACGGGCGAGATGTTCCTGCTTTCGGCAGGCAGGATCATTCAGATCCAGGATATTTCCATAGGAAGTATAATGGTGTTCCAGTTCTTCCGCGAGAGTGTCCGCAGTCTGGGCGGAACTCAAGCCGGAGCGGATCGCGATCGATCCATCTATATAAAGACCGTGAAGACAGTCGCTTTTAAACTTCACATAATCGACAGGGACATTCTGTTCGTATGCTTCCTGTTCCAGTTTTTCAGCTGCAGTCACCAGCATCAGCTCCTATTTCTTATTTCTTCGGTTTCTCACAAATTCCGCATAAGCGCGGATATCTTCCAGTTCGTCCTCAGTATACTCGTCTCCGTCGAAGTGGGCGGCGATGGTGGTGGGCTGTTCATTAACCGCATCATCAGCTAAATAATCTAAGGTGCAATTAAAATAGTTGCAAAGTTTCTTTAATGTCGAAAGCTTTGCGTTTTCTGATCCTTTCTTATAAAAACCATCAATCGTTGTATAAGGAACACCAGATTCCCTAGCTAAGTCTGCTTTGCTTATATTTCGTTCTTTCATCAAAATATCTAATTTATCTGTCAATCCCATATTATGAGTACCTCCTCGTAGCTTCATAATACTACGAAAATGATACTTTGTAAATAAAAAATTACCCCGCAAAGTAAAATAATTACTTTTTAGGGTTGACAAATACGATACGGGGTAATATAGTTATAATATAATTACGACACAGGGTAACAAAGGAGGCGAGAACATTGTTTAATAACTTGAATGCGGAGATGGCAAGAAAGAAAATCTCCATCAAAGCATTATCAGAAGTTACAGGCATCAATTACGAAAGCTTGAAAAACAAAATGTCCGGTGCGACAGAATTCAAAAGAAGCGAAATGATTCAGATCAAAAAAGAATTTCCGGAATGCTCTTTGGATTATCTGTTCGCGACAGAAGATGAGAGCAATGGAAGGGGGTGAGAGGGAGCGTGAGAACGATGGAGAAAGGGATGTGAAGAGAATGCATTCAATCATGGCTGAAATTACAGCAGGAGATATAGTTGGACTTTCGATGATATTAACAGCCATTGTGCTGTTAGTGATGAGTATCGTCTGGGCGATAAGGAGCAAAGGCTGTTCACTGGGACCGATGGGCTTAAGCATTGCAGCAGCATTTATCAGTTGGATGGGAACAGCCATTGCACATTTTTTATAACTTCAGTTTCACGATATTTTCTAGGCTCTTGGAAATGTTGTGAAGATCTTCATCAGGAGACTTTTTTGAAGCGTAATTATCTGCAAAAGGAGTTGACTTGGCCGGATTAAAAGAAAAAGATCCTTCGTACTTATGAGTGGTCGAATGATATTTTATTTTAAATTGATAATCAGCATCTTCAACTGCGTAGGAAGCAAGTGGACAACGGAGGCTGTATCCCGGACAAAAGGATGAACCGTTTAACTTGGCAAAATCATCGTTATTGGGATCATTGAAATATTCTGCTTCATTGAATTTATGGTAGCACTTCAGCTCGTCAATAATAGCTTCGGAATTACCGAAATTCCGTATGACTATGTAAAAAATGTGATCAAGATAGACGGGATAAATTTGAATATTGGGTCGGGTAGAATCTTCTATCATTTTCGAATTTTGTCGGAGTGCAAGAATGGAAATGATGATTGCCACAACACTTGCGGTTAAGGAAGCAGCAATCCCTAGCAGATTGATAATATCAGATGCAGTCAATGGAATATTAAAAATAGTCATGTGAAACTCCTCTTTTGTACTTGGCTTTCAAAAAGCCTGTACAAGAATTATAACACTGGGGAGATAAGAGTCGCAATGACTATTTGTTCGCAACAAAGGATGAGAAGGGAGCGTGAGAGAGGTGAAAACTTATGTAGAAAAGACAAGCAAGATTGGTTTGAACTGGCTTGGCAAGACTATAACCCACCGGATTTCAGGAGAAGGAATTGTGGTTGGTTATAGTCCAATAACCGGGGAGCCATTTGTTTACTTTTATTCTGGAGAATTTCGCTATACAGTTTGTTGCATTTCACATAAAAGCGTTATCAGCGTGGCTGAATCTTCTCCGCCTCTTCAGTCTCTTTAATGAGGGATATCCAGTGAACAGTTAAACGAATCATACGTTTTAAATCAGAGATATCTCGATCATCAAAACGCTGTTCATAATGGGTTTGATCATTTCCAAGCCATGCGGCACGAGAGGCGACAGTTTTTAATTGGGGATTATCAATATCTTCAGTAATGCACTTACCGAGAAATTTATTTTTAATAGCGTTTACTTTGCGGGAGTCTTGTGTTTGAGAAATTAAGTAGTCCTTGATTAAGAACTCTAAAGCTTTTCGATATCCGACACCAGCAATTTGATCGAGTTCCATTGCTTCAGCAGTAGTGGCCTGGTTGTAAATTTCAACAAATGATGGAGAAATATCATCGATGATTTTGCCCCAATCCTTAGGGCGAGCAGTTTGGGGAGAGGCAGAGTCGAAAAGATATCCTGCGCCGTACTCGATATCAAATACATGACGTGATATAAAACATTCTCCACATGAAGGACAGTAATTTAACAAGAACACTGTATCATTTTCTTCATCATCGGCAGGTAACTGAACACCATATAAAACATCTGGTATAAGTGAAACTCCACATCGCGGACAGGTTGGTGAAAACTCAACACTACACAAAATATCAACTTGAGATCGATAGGAAAATAATTCGATAGATTGCTTCATAAAATTCTCCATTTGAATGTACTCGGCGCGACAACGCCTGTAAGAAAAGTATAACGCAATGGAGACATGGAATCAAGTTAGACTAACACTGCGGAATAAGCGGAGCAATAGTAAGATTGTGTATTTACCATAGAAGAATAGGAGGGAGTATGTTCGCGGAACCTATTCCGGTCAAAGTTTCAGCCAGTACGCTGAAAGACTCTGTTGCATACTGGCTTGAGATTTTAAAGACCCGCTTAAACAGACTGAGAAAACACAGAGGTAAGAAGACCTGCATAAATTAAAGAGGGGTGGTGTGATGGAAGTGAAAATTGTGAATCATGTTCGGATTGATGGACAGGAATATTTGTTTGACACTATTCCGGAAGAGAAGAAACAGGATATTTCCGATCGGATCCATACGAATGCGATGGTTACCGTAGGATTCCGGGAAAAGAAGAAATAAAGACGGAGGAAATGAAAGATGCATGAGTACGATCAGAGTACGGCAGGCGCTCTGCCAGCACTGTGGAAGGATCTGGAATATATCCCGGTTTGCAGTGATCCACGGGGAATATATTTGTCCGAAATGTACGAAGAGGATCCGGAACCCGAAGAAACTTCTGCTCGGGACAAGCAGCAGCCAACACTATTTGAAGTGATGGAAAAGATCTGTCGCATTGTTGAGTGTCTGACCTGCGGCGGCATGATATACGTTCTGGCCCGCATGGCTGGAATTGCATAAAAAGATCCCCATAGCGGAGCGGCAACTCCGAGGGGATCACATGTAAAAAGTTTACACCTCTATTTTAGAGGAGAAAGAGGAGAAAATCAAGATGGTAAAAGTAACGATTGAGAACGACAGATGCAAGAATGAGATTACAGGCGAGTTCTTCATGGGGCTTATGATTACCGAAGAAGAGAAAACTGAGGACAGCACAACTTATAAAGGATGTGAGATCAGAACGGGAAATACATGTATGCAGGATCTCCCGAACAATGTCGCGAAATGGATTGTCAGTTTCTTTGGATCGGCGTATAAAACCAAGCTTGACTATGTGGCGGCAATGGCGGAGCTTGCCAAGCATATGGATGATGCGGTCAGTCAGACGCTTAAGGAGAATGCGTGTGCGATTACAGATGAAATAATGGAAAAGCTGAAGGGAGAAAAGGAAGCCTGATGTCTACAGAAAAGTACATTCTTTCTGGCCATGCTGCATGGCTTGCCGCAAGGAAGAACCATATTGGTGGATCTGATGCAACAGTCTGCGTGGGAATGGTATATAGGATACTCGTATAGCCGGGAGGCGATAAGGAAATGGGACAGTATAAGTGTGACCGGTGTGGCCGCAGGATATGGGTAGATGCCGGAGATGTCCGGCTCTGCCATTCTTGCGAGGAGCAGTTAAAGGAGGAGACACATGAATTACGAACAGAGAATGAAGATTATTGCAGCAGCGATTGCAGCGGAGACTGCAGTTACCATAGATAAGAATCTTGAAAAAGGGATCCTGGACGGTTTCTACAGAATTGATTTGATAGAGAAGCAGGAGCAGAAAGCACTGGATCCGCTGATGCCGTTTCATGTTGAGCGCATTCAGGAAGGGTATGGGATCTGGAACTCTGGCGGATATGATGAGCAGAGACGGCTTGGTAAATCGATCGTGGCAGCAGGACCGGATGGAGAACGTCTCCGTCAGGTTCGCTATAAGAAAGAGGTGAATGGAGATCATTCCCTTGCAGTGATCTATCCAGGATGCTATATCGCTCAGTCCGTTGCGTTTGATTATTACGAATCAAATGATACGACGGTGTATCGGGTCGAGCGGATCGGAATGCGGGACGGATGGTACCTGGCAGATTGCCGGAAGGTGCTGCGGATCAATCCGCAGATGTCGAAGCTTACAGAGGAAGAGGAAAAACGTCTGGAGCGTCTGCTGAAAATTTCCAACCAGGTTGCAATCGCTCCAAACCTTGCGCGGCTCAAGGAGGGGTGGGTATGACCTATTACAGCGCATTCCTGGAATGGGCGAAAGAGCAGAATGGAGAAACGTTCCTGTGTATCCGTATCCCGGTGCAGGCCGGGAAGCTGATCCAGACCAGAAAGTGCAAAGAACTTGCTCTGGGAGTTGATGACGGGCGGAGCATTACCCCGGCACAGCGCCGGAAAGCATATGCCACGCTGGGGGATATCTCAAATTATACGGGATACACCGTGGAGGCGGCAAAAGAGATCATGAAGGTGGAGAACATGCTCCGGCTGGGACAGGATAAGGTGATCAGTCTTTCGGATTGTACGATCACCGAAGCGAGGGAGTATATCAACACGCTCATGGAGTACAGTTTGAAAGAAGGATTGATCTTAACAGAGTCCGGCTTGAAGCGGACCGATGACATTGACGCCTATCTGATCCAGTGCATCAGATATAAGAGATGCTGCATCTGTGGGAAGACTGCGGAGATCCATCATGTGGATGCGATCGGAATGGGAAATGACAGACGTCATGTCGATGATTCAGAAAAGAAAATTGCGGCGCTGTGCCGGATCCATCATAGCCTGGCACATCAGAAAGGATGGGTACAGTTTGCCGATGCGTATAAAGTTTACGGTATTGAGAAGTACCGGACGGCAGCAGGAGGGGACATAGGTGAATGAGAAGATCATTTCTGGGCTGATTCGGAAGCGGCCTGCGAGTCCGGACAAGTCTTATATCTTCGTGCATGATAATATCGCGATCTGCAAGGCAATCGTGACTTTGGATTATATGTCATTATACATATCCCGGACCGGAGACGGCTATTTCACAGCAGAGTCTTTTTGCGACTGGATCCGCGACACGGTGAACACGGGTACGGAACTATCGGAATATACGTTCGTTTTGTCATGTGACCGGAAGAAGACGAATGATCTGTTGGAAGAAACGCTGAAAAACAATCAGATTCCATATAAGGCGAACGGATATGTGGTGTTCCGTGGAAAAGAGTATCTCGCGAAGTATGAGCGGCAGGACGAGCTTGAGAAGGCCTTGGCCGGGTACGTTGCAAGGTATGAGGGATCAGAGAATGCTCCACTGGATCAGAACCAGTTCATTAACTTTTCCAAAGATGGAAGGATAACCGGTGTCAGAGATATTGCGGTGGTCCGCTACCTGATGGAGACGATGTGCATGTTCGTCATGGGCCGGGAGCTTTATATATACAGGGATGGCTGCTATTACCTGGATCAGGATGGAATTAAGGTGAAAGCGGTCGTATCGAAGCTGATTCCGGAAAAGTTTATTACATTCCGGTGTCTGTCGGCTGTCTATAATCTGCTGATCGAGCAGCAGGAGCTTCAGAAGTCCATGGAAGAGTTAAATGCATATCCGCCCTGGTGGATCAACTTCAAGAATGGGATGTTCGATGTGAGGGAAGGAAAACTTCGTAAGCATAAGCCAGAATACCTGTCGATCAACCAGATTCCTCATGCCCTGGATATGGAGATCCGGAAGAATCTGGATGAGGCGGGAAAAAATACGAGCCGGTTCCTGAATGACGCGATGCCGGACCATACGGATCAGCTGACACTGTGGCAGTACATCGGCTACAGCATGACAAGAGATACCAGGTTCCAGAGGTTTATGATCATCCGTGGTATCGGTGGCACCGGAAAGTCGAAGGTGATCAACCTGATCCAGGACATCGTGGGACCGGCAAACTGTAGCGGTATCAGCCTTCAGGCATTGAATGAGAGATTCTATCCGTCTATGCTGCAAGGCATGCTGCTGAACGCGTGTGCGGATATCTCATCGGATGCATTGATGCAGGTGGATAACATCAAAAAGGCAACCGGAGAGGATGTCATGATCTGCGAGCGAAAAGGGCGGGATCCGGTTCCGTTCCGGTCATATGCAAAGCTGATCTTCTCGGCGAACAAGATCCCGTTGAATCTGGATGAGAAATCGAATGCGTTCTATCGGCGCCTGTTGATTCTGGAGATGAATCGAAAACCGGCGAATAAAGATCTGGAGCTGGGAGAGAAGCTTCAGGCAGAGATCGGATATTCGATCTGGATGGCGGTCGGTGCATTAAAGAAGCTCTATACCGATGGAGAATTCACGGAGAGCGCTGGTGCGAAGGAGCGAGTGGAAGAACTGTACCGGGAAGCAGATACGGTCAAGGCATTTGTAGATGAGTGTCTGGAACGGCAGCAGGGGAGCAAGATCTCCAGAACGCTACTTTATGATAAATACAAGGAATATTGTGAGAATTGTGGGCGGAAATACCATAGTCCGAAGCCGTTCTTTAAGAATCTGGAGGAGAAAGGATTCGTATTCAAGAGAACTGCGACGGAACGCGTCTTTTTAGATGTAACGCTGAAAGATGATGGATTCCTGCCGGTTGAGGAGAAATGACAGGTGAATGACAGGTTTGTGACAGCTTTTGAAAAAACGAGGAGTTGCGGAAACCCGCATAAAATAAGCGTTTCCGGGTTTTCAGTGACAGGAATGACAAGAATGACAGGTTTTTTTGACTCTCGCATGTGCGCGTGCGTATGTATTACGAATCATATTTGCCTGTCATACCTGTCATTAAAAGAGATAATTAACTGGAAAGCCTGATAAAACAAGGAAAAAGTGAATGACAGGTTATTTTGAAAAGTTGTCATAAACCTGTCACCAGGCTGTCATTGAAAGGAGAAAGACATGAACAAGGTGATTTTGATGGGAAGACTGACACGGGATCCGGAAGTCCGGTACTCCCAGGGAGAGAGATCGATGGCAATCGCAAAATATACGCTGGCCATTGATCGGAGAAAGACACAGCAGAATTCGGATCCGGGAGCGGATTTCATTAACTGTGTGGCGTTTGACCGCGCCGGAGAATTTGCGGAAAAGTATTTCCGCCAGGGACTCCGGGTTCTGATCAGCGGACATCTGCAGACCGGGAGCTATACAAACAAGGATGGTCAGAAGGTCTATACAACAGATGTTATCGTTGAAAGTCAGGAGTTTGCGGATAGCAGACGGGACGGCAGCGGGGCTGGAAGCCGGGGATCCAAAGATGACGACTTCATGAATATTCCGGATAATGTTGAAGACGAAGGGCTGCCGTTTAATTAACTTGAAGGGAGGTGAGACAAGATATGGCGAAAATTACATTTGACACGATCGATGGCGGCGGACTGGCGGAGCAGTTCAGACTTGCGTTGGCCCAGATCGGGCGGCCTGAAGCATAGTAAAGGCACATATGAGGAAAAGATAGAAAGGTGGAGAAATCGTGCCAGCAAGGAAGCGTAATACCGGGCTGATGCCGAATGAAGTAACAGCGCTGAATGCGGAGACACAGAAGGAGGCGCGCAAGATGCTGGAGCGAGTCGCAAAGCTCCCGGATGAGATTGAGAAAATGAAGAGGGATGAGAGGCAGCAGTGGATCCCGGTGACAGAGATGTTTCCGGAACCAGAGACCTATATATTGGTTTCGTTTGATAATTCTATACTCCCGGATATTGCGACCTATAGAGTTGATGATGACGGTAGCTGAGCATTTTACCCGGGGGATGAGGATTATACGTATCTTTCCATGGGACTTTATGTGAATGCATGGATGCCGTTGCCGGAGCCATACAAGGAAGAAAACTATTAGTCAGGAGGGGAATGAACTATGGAGTGGGTACTACTTGAAAAAGAAAAGGCTAAAAAAATTGCTAGGTTGCTGGAACGCTATGGACGGATCCAGCGCAAGAGGGCCTGGCATAAGCGCAGCAGGACAGCGGAAGTAAATTAGATTTAGGAGACATGATATGGAATCAGTTCAAGAGCGGATGGAGCGTCTGGGTACGAAAGAAAAGATGGCGTCCTTCATCCAGAAAGAGAAACAGCCGTATGAATTCAAACGGCGGTATGCACAAATTCGGGCAGAAGAATTTGCCCGTGAGTGCGATGGGCGAAGCTTAAATTATCATGTATCAGTTGGTGGTTTGGATAGCATTATTCTTTATTTGTTCCTCAACGAAGTGTGTGGAATTGATGTCCCCGGAGTGAGCGCATCAACTCTGGAAGACAGATCAATTCAGAAAATCCATAAAGCACTTGGAATCATCAACGTACCTCCACTTAAACGTGATGATGGAACATATTGGACAAAAGCCAAAGTGATACAGGAATTTGGATTTCCAGTTATCTCTAAGGAGGTGGCCGGGAAAATAGAACTTTTGCAGAATCCAACCGAAAAGAATAAGACAGTCCGCCATGCGATCATCACTGGAGAGACCGGAGCTTATGGTGGCTGGCAGAAAAACTCAAAAATGCAATTAAAGCAGCGTTGGTTAGAGCTTTTTGGAGGCTATGAAAATGAAGCAGAGGGCTGCGACTTCCAGAAACCGGACTTTTTGGTTTCTTCCAAGTGTTGTTATTACCTCAAAGAAAAGAATTGTGATAACTGGGGTAGAGAACATAACAGTGTGCCATATCTGGGACTTATGGCATCGGAGGGCGGACGCAGGGCGAAAAGCCTGAGAATGAATGGCTGCAATTATTTTGGGGCGTCTACGATCAGATCAGCACCATTTGCAATCTTTGGTCGGCAGGACATCCTGACGCTGACGTTAGAAATGGACGAGCTCTGGAAGGACGGTCTGAAAGAAAAGTACCATCAGAAGTTATTAACAGCTGGAAAGATTACGGAATGTTTCGTAATGCCGGACAGTATTATTCCGGAGATTTACGGAACCATAGAGCGACAGCCGGATGGCACGCTCTATACCACAAAAGCTCAGCGGACCGGTTGCAGTATGTGCGGGTTTGGAATCCACATGGAAAAGCGACCACATCGGTTTGACATGTTGTGTAAGAGTAATCCGAAAGAATGGGATTACCTGATGTTCCATCTTTGCAAAGATGCAGAAGGGCATGAGTATGGCTGGGCGAAGGTGCTGGATTATATCGGAGTCGGCTGGGATCCCACCACAATCGGTGGAAACTGTAAGGGGCAGATGAGCATTTTTGATATGTAAATTAAGATTTTGGAGAAATAGCATGAGAGATGAAGAAATAAAATATTGCCCTTTTAGGGTGGTAACAGAAACATTTCCGGCGATGTGTGTAGGGAATGGAGATATTACGAGAACAAGTTTTGAAGCGTGTTTGAAAGAGCAGTGTCCGGCTTTTTATGTGGCTCATGGCGGATATGGTCAAGAATATGAACGATGCAAGCGGTTGAAATAACTATTAAGATTTTGGAGACTATGAAAAGCTAAAAGAATCGTATGAATCCGGGCAAATCTAAAATTATGAGAAGGAATGATGAGGATGAAAGATAGAAATGCAGAGGGTTATCCGGATCCAACGGCGGCCAGAGCAATCAAGGCAGCAGATCGGCCGCCGGAAGAGATTATTATGTTCCGGAAGATGATTAAAGCGTTGAGCGTGATCTGCCATGTGAGAGTATTGGGAAAAGTAACTCTGGTCGATAAGAAAGGGCGGCGGTGGTGATGATGACCAGGGCGGAGAGACGGCGGATGGAACGGGAGTCAGGCAGCAGGACTACATACCAGTTCACGCTGGAGCAGATCGAAGCCATGAAGCGTCAGGCGGTTCTGGATGCCAAGGAAAAAATGAAAGAGGAGATCACGAAGGAGATCGATGAGCACATCCAAGAAGAATGGAAACAGCGAGAACAGGAAATGTCCGGAGAAAATGAGCAAGAACGAATCGAGAAAGTTCTGGCGCTTCTGATGTCAGTTCCTGCACGGATCCTGTGTGAGAAGTTCCACTGGAAAGGTGTCAGGGATGAGAATGATCATCGGTCAAAGCTCCTTCAGTTCTCTGAGGCAATTGTGGAGGAAGTGAACCGGATCTGTGGTGATGAGAATGCAGATATCCGGAAATACCGGGATGAAACATATGAACTGTATGGCGTGAAGTATGAGGTGAAATGAGGATGAGAACCCAGTGGGATGAGAAAGTTGCGAAGGCGTTGAAAAAGAAAAACCAAGAGACAGAGTACGCGGCTATGAGTGAGGATAAGGGCAGACACAGTTGGTCGGCGGCACATCCGGCGTACATGGGGACAAGCCTTTGCCCGGATCCGCGTTATCGAGGAGGTGATACCAATGGACAAGGAGATTCTGAAACAGTACATAGATGCCTGCGAGCAGGTGAAGGAAGCGAAGGAAGATATACTGAGGCTTAAGAAGAACCGGAA